CCCAAGCAGACCGACATTTGGAACACTAATCCGAACGAGATGACCGGCATCCTTATCCCACTCGTAGAATTCTGAATTGATGAGCGCGACATCTCTAGAGAAGTAGTTCTTTCCAATCGAGTACTTTAACCCAATATGAGAAGTGGAAATCTTCCATTTCTTATACTCGGTAGGACTCGCTGGGAAAAGAACGTCATCTCCATTAATACGCATCCATCTATCCCTAGGAATAGCGAGACAGGTTGCAGACCGATTCAGTAGACAAAGTAAGGGGAAGGACAGAATATGTCCCATCATCTGACCCCGTTTCACCGGGATCGGGGATGACCCTCCCAGATCAACACCTATTTCTGTGAGACTACGGATAGCAAGTTTCCGAATGGAACCCTCGAAAGGGAGTAACCACATGGGTAGCTTGATTTCCGTACGTTTCAACATTTCTTCCGCTGCAAACTTAGTATATCGTAGATAAATCTCGTCTGTAGCCGCTTGGTAGTCTCCACTGACAAACTTCTGCCCTTTCTCGAGACACAGCGAACCAAGCTCAGAAGAAACCGACGCACCCCCGATAAGGGAGTAAGTCGGCAACTTCCGCATCTTGGAATGCCACGCCTTCTGAAGGGGTTTAAGTAGATTTAGCACCCACGATTGACGGGTAACGAGCCTTACCTTCAAAGGTTCCGGGATTCCGGCAACTTTGGCAAGGAAAGGTTTGTCACTATCAATGATGGGTTCTGCTTCAGCCAGTAGAGTACCAAGTAACTCCTCCCAGACCGAATCCCAATTGCAGAGCAACAGGTCTTCGGACTTCTGATTTTCTAAGTCCTCAACTTTAGAATAGCCTCTCGAATCTAGTATAGAGTGGTCTCCCAAGATGTGTTCTCGAACAAAACCCTGAACCCCACCAGACTTCCGGCTACTCTCGTAGCAGGAAGAAGTGGTTGGGGGAAAGGATTTTGTGAAATCTGCCACCATGGGACCGATCTCGTTACAAGAATCGATAATACTGGATTCAATCTCACGTCGATAGGGATAGATACTGGGCTCGGGGCGAGATAAAC